TGAGTGATGATAGAGATTAATTTAATAATTTTTATCCCCATATTGGCAAAAAACTTTTCTGTACCTAACAGAGAAACAGCCATAAAATACTTTATCCCCCAGACTTTTGGCTCTATTTTTATCCTAGCTTCTATCTTAATAAGAAAAAACAACCCTATAAATCCAATCTCTATTATCCTAGGGTTTTCTTTAGGCATTTTCATTAAGTTAGCCCTATTTCCCTTCCATATATGGATAATAAATGTTATAGAAAAAATCAAGTATCACATAATAATTTTGTTAATAACATGGCAAAAAATTATTCCCCTAATATTAATTAAACTTTCAAACAAACTTTTTATGTACTTAATCATTATGCTATCTTTAGGTATATCAAGAATATTAGCAAGAATTGAAGATGGAATATTTGAAGGCTTGCCTAATGAGCGCGCAAAAGAGTTTCCTTTGCAATTTCTGAATGCAATTAATGTGGGCGCGGACTTATCAATGGTTTTTCCTAAATTTATGCACTGGCTTCTTGTAGATAGTGCGCATGGAATTATTAAGTTTGCTAAAAATAAAGAGGCAATTCAAACGGTCGCGGATTTATATCAACGCAAAATCGATGGTGAAAATATTAACTTAAACGAATGGTTGTCTGTAAGAGAAACTTCCGCTGCTTATGTTGCTTATGCTGATGCTGCTGATGCTGCTGCTGCTGCTTATGCTGATGCTGCTTATGCTGATGCTACTTATGCTGCTCGTCAAAAAGCCAGAATTATTCAAGCCGACAAACTTCTTGAGCTTTTGTCAAATGCAGAAATTTAATCAATTAGCAGAATCTGTGTTTGGCATGGGATGGCAATCAAAACTATCCCGCGTTTTTAAAGTTAATGTGCGCACCGTTAGAAGGTGGGCTGCTGGTGATTCTAAAGTCCCCCAGAGAGTTATGGAAGCGCTGGTTATAATGCAAAAACAAGGAATAAAATATAGAAAATAATTAATATTCTGTAGATGTACCTATTTCCTCTTCTTCATTTAAAGATTCAGTTTTTGGCTCTATCCATTTGAAATCTGAATCTTTATTTGCGATCAGTTTTTTGCGAACATCAACACCATCTATAGCGCCCATATTAACATATTGAGCATCAGATTGAGATTTTTTGAGATTAATATCTGCTTGTTCTGCTGATGTAGGTTCATCTACCGGATTCCATTTAACTTCTGTTTTGAAATTTATGCCAAATTCAGGAACAACTTCTGACCGTATTATTAATTGATGATGTCTTTCAACTAGTGGGGAAAGCCCATGCTTTTGTAATCCACTAAGCTTTTGATGATAAGAACGGGCATCAAATTCACCAGTAGCATTAAATCCTTTAGGTGATGTCCCAAGAAGTTTTGTGGCAGGTACTTCACTTGCAGCAGCTACTAGCTGATATTCTGTCATAGTTACAACGTCAACATCAGTAAGTGATGTATCAAATTGCTGCACCTCTTCTTCTAAACCAATAACCTGCATACCATAATTATCACGCATTTGTGTTGTAGCAGTTAAATGTGCGTTTAAGGCTTCCTGATTAGCCATGCCCTTTGTACTGTCTAATTTCAAAGTATAGAGCCTTTTGGTAAGCGCAAGCAATGGAGCTTCATTAGCCATACGTTCAGCCGCATAAACTCTTTCAGCAATCCATTGTGGAACTGGAATGCCGCCATAGATATAAGCAGGTTTAAGAATGTCAGGCAAATCACATGTACGATAAATTACTAAATGGCTACGGTGGTAACGCTTGCCATTTATAAGCCACCAAGTAGGCTCATAAAAATTCTTATCAGCAGGATTTGAAGATGATGAAAAATCCAGTAGTGGCGCAACCCAATAAGGGTCTATCTGACTAATACCTTTATATGAATAAGGACGTACACCGTCAATATTAAAAGGTTTTTCATAATATGTAGGGTCTGATGATTCTACTTCAAAAATAGCAATACGTATGCCAAAAATGCGCCCCATGCGTATGAATTCTACACAATTAGGCAATACACAAAATTCTTTATCTTTCTGCCTTATAAACTCTAAGATTTTAGCATTTACTACAACACCATCATTAACAGTTGTTGTATAACCATTACGGCTTGCATCTTCCGCAGGCATTGTACAAGCTTTATTAATTAACCAGTTTTGGGATAGCATAGCAGAAGTTTGCCAGCCTATGAATCCTTGTCCGGCGAAATAACCAAGAATATTATCAGGAAGAGTAGAAAATCCCATATTCTGAATTTTTGCCAAAGTTAAATCATTATATTGTTCATCCATAGCAAATTTAGCGTCAGTTGCAGAACCGCCAATTGGTTTATAAGCTGCAATTGCATTTTGAAATGTTAGATTTATTTGTTGTTCAAGCTTAGTCTTGGTTTGACGCGCATCTAGGCCATGATTCCAATCAGTAGTAAAAACACCACCAAATTTCTTTTTAAGCTTAACTGGTTCAACTTTTTGTTTAAAAGGCCACATTAAAAATACCTACCGTTTGCCATTGGTTTAAGTTCCATATCAAAAAAGCCTTTAGGACGCGCCGCAAGCATATCTGTTATAGCATCACATAAAGGGTCAATTTGGTCATCATGTGCATGTGTATCATCTGCTGTGAATCCTTCACACTCATTTATAAAATCACTTATAAACGGCGAATCTTCTATAAGGCAAACATATCCTGATTCTATAAAACTTGCAACATCGATAACGCGAGTTAATTTATCTTTGTTACGTTCTATCCCTTTTACTGGTATTCTATCAGCACGTGCAAGCTCTTGTATTAAACCTGTACCACTTGATTTATCTTCTACTTTCATTTCACGCAAGGAACCCATACCCTCAATATTTGAATGTTTATTCCAAAAATCTATAGCGCGGCGTTTTAAATCTGGCGCTTCCCATTTTCCGCGCAATATGTCCAACAAATATATTTTTCCATCATCGCCATATCCCCAACATTCAAAAACGCTATAATCGTTACGTTCAGCGGTTTTTTGTGCAGTATCGGCAAATATTTTACGATATTTTATAATTGGAAGAGTTTTTACCCTTATAAACCAATCACCTTTAAGGATATTTCCACCCATTGCCTTAGGTTCTTGCATATATTGCGCATTAAATACATGCTTACTTACCATATTGCCATCTGTATCTTTTCCATTACCGCGTTCTAGGGCTAATAAATCTTCAAGTGGTTCTTTATACTGCCAATATGAAAATCTACCTTTTTCATCCCTTGGCTCGTCAAGTATCATTTTTTGAATTTTCTCAGGCAAGCTATTTACATATTCATCAGTAATAAGAGCAGGGATGTTAAGATATTCCCAATCACCCGGAAGATTGCCGCCTTTTATAAAACCAGTAGGGTCTTTTTCACCTAATCTTTGCATTATAACTATTACAGGTGTATCTGGATTTGCTTTACGGGATTTAACAGTACTTAATAAACGTCTATTTGCTGTTTTTATTGCTGCCTCACTATAGGCATCATCAGCTTTTAAAGGATCATCTATAATAATGCATCCTTGGAATCCAGGAGCCATATGTCCCGCTCGAAATCCTGTAATTTGACCACCAAGAGCAACAGCATAAACACCACCAGCCTTTCTATCTTCAAACATCACATTCCAACGTTTTTTAGCTTTAGCATCGCTGGCAATTTCCATAGGCCATAATGCCTGATATTCTTTTGATTGTACTATATCGCGCGCAGTTTGCGAGTTAAGTAGCACAAGATCATCACCAGAGCTTATATGCAAAAAACGGGCATAAGGATTTAATGCTAAACCACGGGCAATAAAATTAATAACAGCTATTTCCGTTTTGGAACTGCCTGGAGAAATATTAATAACTAAATTCTTGGTTTTGCCATCTATGACATCTTGCAGTTTTTGGGAAATTATTACATGATGCCAATTAATCAGGAACTTCATTCCTTGGCGATTTTTAAAGAAATATCTGGTGAAAAATAGATGATCTATTTCACATTCTGATTTAAGAACCTTGCGGTTTAATTCTTCCTGTGTGATAACGATTTTAGAAGTTTGCATGTAATTCTTTGACGGCAGATTTTATAGCTTCGTCAGTTAATATGATAGTTTGTTGTGAAGGAGGTGCTATTGATGCACCATCCTTCGTAACATGCTCAAATGCATCTTTTGCGCCGTGGTTATTCTTTAAATCGAATATGGCAACAGAAGCATGATATTCGCCTTTTAACGCCTTTTTCCATTTTTCATTTTCTATGAAATCCTTGGCTTTCTTTATAGTGTCGGAAAATTCAGGATCAATATGGTCATAAGTACCTTTTCCATATTCAAATAAAGTATCGCGGCAAACACCAAGAAACACAGCTAAACCTACAAAATTAATAGGATCATTTACTTCTTTGCAATAGGCAAAAAATTCAATGATTTTTTCCTCTAATTCATCTGCATTCGTAAATGAAGGAGGTCTTCTTAATTTTCTAGGTAATTGCTTGTTTTCTTCTGTCATATTTCTATGAGTTTATTGTTTCTGCAATAAGTGCTGGTTTATTATCATCAGAAAGTTCTGATTCCACACGTTCCCATATAGCTATCACTTCGCTTTGTAGCCAGTTTTCAGAACGTTCTGTTGC